GGGTATTCAATCGGTGAATATTTCGTTGGCGCAAGTGGATATAAGTATCATCTTGCAGACATGAATCCGTTCTATGGCGGTTATTCATCTTATGCAGTTGTTGATATTGCGCATATAGGAATTGTAGTTCAGACGGGTGCAACATCAAAGTGGAATGATACGGATAGCACATCAACAGGATATAGCGGTTCTGCTCTCCATAGTTATCTGACAACCACAGTGCTTAACAATATCAAGTCAGATATGATTGCACTGTTTGGCGGTACAACAGGACTTGAACATCTGTTAAGCCATCAGAAATTGCTCACAAATGCAGTTAGCTCATGGGCATGGCAGACAGATCAGTATATATCTGCACTTTCAGAAGTACAGGTATATAGTTCAAGAATTTGGGGTATAGACGGATATCAGACAGGCGAAGCGTGCAAGCCATTACAGATATTCCAGAAATACAGATTCAATGAAGTATTTGGCAATATTTGGTTTTGGCTTAGAGATATTATGTCTGCCTCTAATGCGTGCAATGCGGGCCGCATCGGCAATGCGAACTACGACGGTGCCTCTGCCGCTGGCTCAGTGGTCGGGATTATAGGTTTTGTTACGCTACATATACGTAGAAAAGATACAAAACTGTTTAAGGAGAATTTGACCTTCCTGTAAAGGTAAATAAGTAAGCATGATGTGTTTTGCCAAGGCAACTAACACTATCCCATGCTTACATTTTGATTATGACGATTGAAGAATTAACCACTTATGAAAAGTTATCAAATGCCTTTTATTCTTGCAAAAAGCCGTCATGGTGGAAAGAAAAAGTGCAAAAATATGAGGCTAATCTGGCAGTTAATCTCTTACAGTTACAAGAAGAACTAAGAAACGGCACATACAGGGTTGACCCAACAACAAACTTCACAATAAATGAGCGTGGAAAGCCCAGAGAAATAAAAGCACCATCCATAAAGGATAGGATTGTTCAGAAAGTCTTATGTGAATATATCCTTGTTCCACAGCTTTCAAAACTGCTTATTTACGACAACTACGCAAGTCTTAAGAATCGTGGCACATCATTCGCAAGAAAACGCATAGATATCATGCTTAGAGATTATATCAGAAAGCATGGCAATGACGGATATGTATTGCAAGTAGATGTTAAGAGCTTTTTCGGAAGTATAGACCATGAAATCTTAAAGACCATGATACATAGTAAAATCCATGAACCTAAAGAAACAATGGATTTGATTGATTACTGCATTGACGCTGACGGCGATAAAGGCTTGAATCTTGGCTCAGAAGCACCACAGATTTTCGCAATATTCTATCTTTCAAGGCTTGATAACTATATAAAGTGCGTCAAAGCAGTTAAATACTATGGCAGATATGTAGACGATTTAATCATCTTTTCAGACGATAAGGCATTTCTTAAGGCTTTACTTGGCGATATTTTAAAGCAGCTTGAAGATGTGAAACTTACCATCAACGAAAGTAAAACACACATCACTAAGCTATCTCATGGATTTACTTTCATGCAGATAAAATACCTTGTCTGTAATGGCAAGATAATCAAAAGACCTACTCACAAGAAAGTAATTCGTGAACGTCAGAAATTAAGGCGTTACAAACGACAATATGAACTTGGTAATCTTAGAGAATCCGATATTCGCAATTTTTATTTATCCTGGCGAAACACGATCATTGAGGATTGCAACCGATGTAAGAAAACAATCGCATCAATAGATGCTCAGTATATATTTTTGTTCCCTGAAAGAGAGATTATCCAAAAACCATCAAGGACTCAGATAATCCAAAATGCTTTCAGGTATTAAAACAATCTCGCAAGGGGTTGTTTTTTTATTATGGGGGATTTTATATGTTCACACCCGGACAAGTATTTACATTTGCCATTGCAATAGTTGGCTTAGTGCTGACGATTCTTAATATCTACGACAAAGTAACCAATATTAAGAAAGCGGCTGATGCGCCCTTAAAAGCACTTGAAGATAGAGTAACGGCTCTTGAATCAAAGGCAAAAGAGCATGATGACAGCTTACACAAGGGCAACGATCAATTTAGGCAACAGGCAGAATACAACAAAATGTTTATGCAAGTGCAACTCGCCTTTATTGATTTTGAGCTTGCTTTCTGTCAGCACACTAATTACGCCGATACTGAGGATTTAAAAAAGGCAAAGCGGATAGTCAATGAGGCGATGACAAATTGGATGAGATAAAAGGAGAACTACCATGACTCTTACACAGTTTCTTTCAACACTGAAAACAAAAGACGTGCTTGTTACTGTTATCGACAAGGATGAAACAGACATTTGCAAGATTTATGCAAGTGGTTATGCAGCTTTAGAGTCTGCCATTGAATCTCGCACGATCTATAAGTGGGATATGACAAGCGCAAAGGCTATTACAGTTATTCTTGATGATGTAATTTCTGCATGAGGTGACTAATGCACACAGGACGTAAGGTTTTATATACCGATGAAAAAGAAATAACGGCTAGTAATGTCGTTCAGATTTTAAGGGATATACTTCCTGATTTTGAGTCCAACGTAAATGATTGCAACGAACTTCTCGCTATTGAGGCTGGCGTTATCAGTATCGACAGAGAGAAAAAGCAACGTGCAGACATTGACGTTAAGACAGTAGATAACGTAGCACATGAAATCTCGCTCTTTAAAGAGGGCTTTCATTGGGGCAATCCCATAGCATTTGTGCAACGTGGGGTGGGCGATAGCGGAAAGAAAACAGAGAATGAGGCTATTGACCTACTTAACGAGTGCTACTGCGCAGAGGATATCGGTAAGAAACAGGCAGAGCTTGGACATTACGTAGAGATTTGCGGTATCGGCTATACATACGTTGATATCAAAACTGACTACGCAGATGGCGATTCTTATTTCACTCTGGAAACACTTAAACCTATGGATTGCGGCGTTGTCCGTTCTACTGCCTATACCGACAAGCGCATTATCATGGCTTTTGCTGTTCATACAAGCAAGGACTTAACCACTAAAAGCTATACAGTTTTTACACGCACTCAGAGATTTGAAATCGTTAATAACGTGGTTTCCAATGGCAAGCCAATCAATGAGTGGAATCAGCTTGAAAGAAGTGGCGAGCGCAATCCGCTTAACATGATACCCATTACCGAGTATGAGCGTGCAGCTGACAGAATGGGTGTTTTTGAGCGTGAGATACCTGAAATCAAACGTGTATGCCTTATTCTTTGCGATATCGGTAACGACATAGACCAGGAAACACAGACTATCTGGCACACAAACGATGTTGATTTTAAAGAGGAAGTTGATTCTGAGGGTAAACCAACAGGCGAAGTGCAGACTCCTAAATCTAATGATTGGGTGCAGACCTACACTTCAAGGGATGGTAAGACTCCATTTATCAAGCCCCTTACATCTGGCTACAACTATCAGGGATTGCTTGATAACTACATTCAGGCACGTACCCTTATTTTGCAGAGAACATTCACGCCACAGAGAAATGACAATTCCGGCGGCTCAACAGGCGTTGCAATGAGTGATGCAACAGGATGGAGTGCGGCTGAACAAGTGGCTTGTCTGCAACAGGAATACACAGAATCAGCCAAGATGAAAGAGGTACGTGTTGTCATTGAGGCAATAAAGAAGAATTTTAATGTTGCCGCCGACAGCCCTCTTTTAAAGCTCAGATATATTGACGTAAAGCCCAATATCACACGAACAAGATCATATGAGATGGCGGTTAAGACTTCCGCTTTCGCTAATCTTATCTCTCATGGTATCTACGGACTTCACGCCATTAAGTATTGCAATATGTTTGATGACCCTAATCAGGTATGGGATGACTCAAAGAAACTTATTGAAGAGTTCCAAAAAACATCATTCGGTGAAAAAGAAGAAGTGCAACAGACTTCGGATAATCCTAATTTTCAGATAGGTAATTCACCTAATCTTGATGGCATGAGCAAGGAAACACCGGAAGATGCTGAGAATGTAGGGAACAAGAAAGAAGAAAAGGGGGATGACGAATGATTATTCCAATCGATGAACTAAATCTCCCTGGCAGAAATGCTTATAAGAACACCAAGGGAAAAGCCGTTACATGGCTTACAAACTTCTTTACCCCTACTCATTGGAATGAGGATGAGATAAAGAATCGTGTTCAGATTGCAGAAGAAATCCTAGATGCAGTTGAGGTTATGTACAACCTTTTCTACATTCTGCAACCATTTGATACAGACCTTGCTAAGAAAGACTTGCAAGTAAGTATCAGAAATACAATCTACGAACATGGGTATTATGACCAGACTATGGAAGATTACTCAGGTGATATCGCTGAGTTAATCGTGCTTACTACTGTTGCACATAGTTCTGAGCCATATTACTTCTCACATGACAGGGCAATAGAGATAGCTGCCAACGAAACATTATCCATTGTCAATTACAAAGATGTGCAAGATCACATCGACAGGGGCTACACCCACAAAGTATGGATAACAATGGGCGATGAACGTGTAAGGCAGACCCACAACGAAGTTGATGGCATGGAAGTGCCTATAAATGGCTACTTCCCCGTGGGTGAACACCTTCTTTATATGCCCCACGATTTTAGAATGATGGATATTGCACCTGAAGAAATCCTTAACTGCCGATGCTCTTTGTGGTTTTGGTGATTCTTGCTGCTCATATACTC